TAACATGGAACTCGACCTCCTACCTGTCCTTGTCGATATGACATGGAAAGGCGTTCGCATTGATCAAGACAAAGTAGAACGCACCCGCGATGCGCTCCTTAAAAGAGAAAAAATACTGCACGGCGAGATAAAACGCTTGGTTGGAACCGATGTAGAGATCTGGGCGGCGACCTCTTTGTCCAAAGCATTTGATAAAGTGGGCATTACCTATCCAAAAACAGCGGCGGGCGCTCCTTCGTTTACAAAAAGCTTTCTGACTGACCACCCTCACGCTTTACCAAAGCTAATTGTTAACGCCAGAACCATTAACAAAACGTCCGGTACGTTCATTAGTACCATAATGAAGCACTGCCGCTCCGATGGCCGGATACATTCGCACATCAATCAGGTGCGCAGTGACGATGGCGGCACAGTTTCTGGCCGGATCTCCATGAACAACCCCAACTTACAACAGCTCCCAGCGCGGGATCCTGAAATGGGGCCAATGATCCGTTCTTTATTCCTACCGGAAGAGGGAGAGCAGTGGGCCGCAATAGATTTCTCGCAACAGGAACCACGGATCTTGGTTCACTATGCGCATGTCTTTGGCAAGAGCAGACCTATTCCGTTAGCTGGTGTGCAAGAGTTTGTTGACGGCTACCGAAACGATCCAAACACAGACTTTCATACGATGGTTGCAGAGATGGCCAACATTCCACGTAAAAAAGCAAAAGTGATAAATCTGGCAATTATGTACGGCATGGGTGTGAACAAACTGTCGGATCAAATGGATATATCGGTAGACGAAGCAAAAGCTTTGGTCAAACAATACCATAGTCGCGTTCCCTTTGTAAAAGCATTGATGAACGGTGTGATTAGTAGACTAAACGATAAAGCCAGTGCGGGCTCGATCCGCTCTATCTTAGGTAGAAAATGCCGCTTTGACCTTTGGGAGCCGGATAGTTTTGCAATGCACAAGGCTTTGCCCTACCGTGAAGCCATTCAAACCCACGGCGAAACCACCAGATTAAAGAGAGCCTACACATACAAAGCGCTAAATCGTTTAATCCAAGCTTCCGCCGCCGACATGACAAAGAAAGCAATGGTGGATTTATACAAAGCCGGTAAAACGCCTATGGTCCAGATTCACGACGAGATGGCCATGTCTGTTAAATCACGGACCGAAGCCCAAGAAATAGCACAAATCATGGAAAATGCCGTGCCGTTAGTCATACCAAACAAAACGGACATAGAAATTGGCCCTTCTTGGGGAGAAGCGACATAAAAAGCTTGTAACCTTGTATATAATCCTATAAAGTCTTGTATAGAAATACATTGGAGACGAAAATGGATACCGAAAAATGGAAAAGCGTATTGGTTCCGAAAGAAATTTATGATGAGATCAAACAAATTTCAAAAACTGAGGGGAGAACCATTAGTGGTCAGCTTAGACTTGTGTTTGACGTATACAAAAAGAATGTTAAAAAAGATGAACTCTACATGGACCGCGGGTGACGGCTCGTTTAAACGAAAATTAGATCAAGAACTATGTCCCGCTTGCGAGAGCGCTTTGATACGCGTAGAAGACGACGACCCCTACCAACAAAAACGAACCTGTAGCCGCTGTACCTTACAAATTTATGATACTTTAACAGTTCAACCATAAAGTGCTTGACATCTTCTTATAGAATCCCGTACGATACCTTATAGAATATTTTTCTATTTTATTGTCCAAACTTAGCCCCCGTCTCAAGGTATCAACTTAGGCGGGGGTTTTTTTTGTTTGACTTATACATATTGATGGTGTAACTCTTATACATAGTTTAACAATAAATGAGAGAAAATTATGAAAGTCTATAACATAAAACACGAGGATAGCAGTCTGTTAGAAGATTACTTTTACAGTACTGTAGAAGAAGCCAGAGCAGTAGCTTACGACAATAATTTTCCTGTAGGGAGTTACATTGAGGAAAAACATTTGGATAAAAATGCTCTACATAAAACGCTTCTTAATCTTTTAAATAGAGATAGTAACCGATATTATCCGTTCTTAGTTGAAGATTTGAAAGCAGAACACAAAATAACGCCTATTTACATTAAGAAAGTAAATAAAGTTTCTTTACCTAAGTTAAAACCTAACAAATATTTTGATAGTGAGTTTGGAAGGGGTAGACGTAGCCCAGAATAGAACAATATCCTGGGGATTATACTTGTGTAATCCCCTTTAAAATATGGACAATAAAGGAGGACAAAATGATAGATTGCCCAGAATGCAACGGTACAGGTACAGAAACCAGAGAACGTTATTTGGCCGGTAAGATCGTCGAGTACTACATCACTTGCAATAACTGCACAGGCAAAAAGCAAATAGAGCCCATGCCAGAGGAAACAACGATGGATAATGTAGAAAAACACCCTCGTGTGCAAATAGCCGAACTTCGCGGCTCACTGACCACGCTCATCAGGTTTGCCGAGTTATTACCAGAAGATGACACCATCGTAATGTGTAACCTAAAATACGCCGCGCAGTTGATTAAAGAAAAGTTTTTAAAGGAGGCGAAGAGTGTATATTGAAATAACAGAGGAAGATTTCGACTTTCTCCATCACACGAGTTGTAAATTAAGTGACGAGTTGATTGACATCTGGCGATTTGAGCATCATTTCGGCAATAGATTTACTAGATATGATATGGAAACTTTAAAAAGTCTTAACAAGTCGATCTATGCTTATTGGATAGATGGTCAAGATAATAATCTACAGGCTTTAGTAGCTTATAAGCTACTAAGTAAACAACACAAATCTGGTTTATTTTGGGATCCAATGCCAATTAATGATAAAGTAAATGACGTGTGGGGTTGGTGTGTAATATCAACACGCCCAAATGAAGGAGCATCTTAAAAATGTATAACGAAGACCGCAAAGAGCTCATGGACGAAGGTTACTTGGAAGCATTAAATGCTTGTAAGCTAATGGTTGAAAAGAAAGTAAACGATTTGCTTAAAAAATGCCAAACGCCATCAGAAAATAATGCTTTGTTAGAAGCTCAAATTGTAATTTTAAACGAATTAGAAAAAGAAATGGACGAACTATGAATATGAAAAAAATGGCAATACAATTCGGAGAGCGCATCGGGGACGACGTGCCAGCCAACCAAATTAAAGTCAAAGGAGGGTGGTTGTTTCACAAACTACCAGACTATCCAAACGAGGTAGACTGCTATGCCCTGCCGCTGGATTACAGCGCAGAACCATGGGATGGCATCGACACAAAGGATAGCCCCTTTGTACCACGCAACGCCGACCGCGTTTCGATAGCGATTGCAAAATTAACCAAAGGATACGATCAATACATAAAGGAAATAAGCTAATGGCCCAACCAAAGAAACATTCACAAACGCTCATTAATCAAGCGCATGAACTGGCGTTCCAAGGCGAACTGACAAATGCTCAAATTGCCAAAAAATTAAATTTATCTAACAATCAACTAACCTACATTATCTATCAATGTAAGCCGACTAAAGAAGTGCAACAGGTGGCTGTTCGCTTGAGGCCTGACGTCTATGAGCGTCTTGACAAACACCGTAAAAAGACGCGGATTTCAAAGACCGCTACTGTTGAACAGGCAATCATTGAACATCTTGACAGAGAAGTAAGTGTTCAAACCTTCCATGTCAATAAAACAGAACCCGCGGCCCCCAAACCCAGTCAGTCACTTATCCTCCCCAAAGAAGAAAAAACCATGCTGGCCAAAGCTTTTGACTGGTTGTTGGGAACTTAAAAAATCTAATAAAATCAAAGAACTATGCGGCATTGCTAATGTCGCATACGTCTCAAAAGCGTCGTTTGTATGGTTGCGAATGTCCCATACTGTGTTATACTATATATAATGATCCCGAATGATGGGGCGCCGCTCTTTGACATCAGGCTTTAACTAGCCTCTCATAACTCCTCCGAACAGATGAGCAATCATCGATGACCGGCAAATTTAAAAAAAATGGACAATTAATTTTACATAGAAAAGGTGTTATTATGAATAATGTTAATAAAGATTTTTTTGCAGTTACTTTAGTGGGTGGCGGTAGTTCTTTTTCATGGAACTCTTCTCCCAAAAAAGCAGTTTTTAATGTGGTTCAATCGTTTATAGACGCTTGGTCACGTTTTTATAAAACTGAAGATGCAGAAATTGTCGTTATGGTTTTTGACGTTACGGGTTATACAAGCGTTAACGATAACGGAATGAGCGATAGTAGATTTATTAAAGCTCGCGATGATGACGGCAACAAAAAGACAATTCAAATGGATTATCTTGTTAAAGTAAAAACTCCAAAAAAAGGAACCTTTGTTCCAGAAGACGATGAGCCTTACTACTATTCATCAGCTTTTGAAAAAGAAATGAAAAAAATAATAACAGTTTCTTTTAAAAATAAAGAGTTCTTTAAAAACAAAGAGACCTCGTAACAGTTACGGCTCGTGGGTTGCGTTACACAGATCGCGGCTCACGGGCCGCTTTTTGCTGTTTAAAGTTACATGTTACACTATATAGGTTCAAAATAATAAAAAAAAATAATTAGGTAAATATACCCGTAACCGGTGTAACTGGTGTAACTTGGCAATAATTGTTATAAAAACAAGGTGTCATATTGGTTACATAAAGTGTTACACTACTACAAAGTAAAATGTAACTTTGTTAATGCAAGAAAATGCCTTAAAGGGGCCTGAAGAGTTTTTTTTTAAAAATATATTTTGACTCTATATAGGTAATTGGTGTAATTAAAGTTATTGCACTATTATTAACAGGAGGGCTTGATGGGAAAGAAATTAGTTAAAAAGGTTGGGAAGAAGTCGGATCCGGCACCACGACAAAAAGGTCGGCCAAGGGTAACCGTTTCAACTCCTCTTACGCGAAAGCAAGAATTGTTTGTAAAAGAACTTGTTAGTAAGGATGGCCAGATCACCATGCGGGATGCGGCAATCAATGCAGGCTATCCTGCTTCTAGTGCGCACACCAGAGCGTACGAATTAACCAACCCATATATTAGTCCTCATGTTTGTGCGTCCATTAAAAAATTTAGAAACGAACTGGACGAAAAGTTTGGTGTTACATACCAAAGGCACTTGAGAGACCTACAGGTTATTAGAGACCTCTCTATATCTAACGGTGCTTATAGCGCGGCCGTGCAGGCAGAGTATCGGAGGGGACAAGCGCAAGGCGATATATACGTTAGCAAATCTGAGATCCGTACAGGATCTATTGATAGTATGTCTAAGGAAGAAGTGGTAAAGGCTTTGGAAGATCTAAAGCAACAGTATGCACCCCTGACGATTGACATAACACCTAATGACAAAACTACCAAAAATACATCGAACAGGAACAAAGCCAGAAAGCGCGTTCTATCAACAGATGAAGAAAGCGATGAACAGGCTCCACCCGAAGTGCGGCTTAACTAGGCTGGAGAGCTGGGCGTCTTTAGGCGTTCCAGATTTACTGATTTGTGATCCACGCGGTTCGTTCCACATGGTTGAACTAAAATATATTACTGGCTACGCTGT